TTGAAAATCTTCAGAATTTGCAAAGAAACTTATCGCGGCAAAGGTAAACGAGGCTTGCTTAGGGTTAAATTAATTGCAAGCTTATACAATTTTAGATGCGTTCGTTAGTTGTCGGACAGGTCTTATGTCTTCGGGAGGGGTGGGCGATACGGACGGATATACGATAATAACAGACGTGCGACAGATTGATTTTAACGATGAAACCGCTGTAATGGCTGAAATTGAGCAGTTTGCGGAAACATATGCATACGCTGATATTGAACATGCACTTGTAATCACTCCTGCTGGGAAGGTTTACAGCCTAGTTGGGAATGAGGACACTGTTAATCCTGCTGTAATAGACCGCAATGAACTTGAGGGCAGTATAGTTATTCATAATCACCCAGTAGAGTTTGGTTTGAATATGGGGGATTCATTTAGTCGGCGCGACCTATATTTTGCCGTTGAATACAATACAAGACAACAGTATCTTGTTTCTGGTGAACGTCGCAATGTTCTTGAGTTTACAAAGAAATACACAGCAAATGATGTATACGATGTATGGTCAAACGCAGAGATAAAGTTGAGACAGACTCGAACTACGCGCACGGATTTGACATTTAGACAAGAGGCAATACTAAAAGCAATCAATAATACGGCAGAAGGGATTGTATTTTATGACGAATTTTGACAATGAGTATCAAGCGTTGCTTGATTGGTATGATACGGAGTTGGATAAAGCTAAAGATTTACCAGATGATGGTGTCGGACTTGATGCGTGTAGTGAACGGGCGCAGCAAGAAATGAAAATCGACAAAGAGTACCGACAAAAACTGTTGATTCTAAAGCAAAAATACGAAACAAAGCCAGCCGAACCCGTAACCAAAGCCAAAACCTTCAACCAAGCATTGCAACCAACAGGTACGTAGTGAATTGAGGAAACTTTTTTGGGGGTGTGGGACATGAAAGTAAACAAGACCGTTCGCGGAAGTGAAGGGCAACTATCGTTGTTCTGGGAAAAAATTCTCATAGCTAAGTCAGAAAGTTATCTAATTCAAGTCGTAACGCCTCCAAGCGTACAGAGTACAGGCGGATTAGTTGGCACACCAACATGTGACGTAATTATTCTCACGCTAGAAAATATCACAATCACGAATGAATGCAGGGCGAAGGAATTAGTTGCGGCTTTTCGCAATGGAGAAAATCCATTGTTTGCTTTCCGAGGTGCAATAAATCGCCCAGATGGATTTTTTGACGAAATAATACTCCATCAATGCGCCTCGCACGATGACTTCGATATTGTGGGTATTTCAAAAGGGTTTGTAACGGTTTGGGGGTTTGAAGCCGCTATAAATGCAGATGAGCTTTCAAAAATAATGGTCGCGTGACAAAAAATATTAGACATATAACACCCTTCGGGGTGTTTTTTCGTGTAATTCTAGTGGAGAGGGGTACGCTGATGGGCAGTGCAAAAACATTTGAGCAAATGCGAAAATCCAAAGTCACCGCGCCGAATTTCGCCATTATAAAATCCGATGACGATAAACGGTTAGTTTTCGGGTGGGCTTCCGTGGCGGCGCGTGTTACTGGTGAGGTTATAGAGGATTTTCAGAATGATATTATTGAAATTGATGTACTGGAAAAAGCGGCATACGAATATACTCTCAACTTTGGCACAGCGGGTGAAATGCATGAACGTGGCGGCGTTGGGCGTTTGGTGGAATCTGTTGTATTTACACAGGAGAACGCCGCTGCAATGGGTATTCCCGAAGGCTGTCTTCCCGAAGGCTGGTGGGTAGGCTATTACATTGATGACGATGAAGTATGGAAGAAAATCAAAAGCGGCGAATACAGCATGTTTTCCATTGAAGGAACTGCACAGCGCGTGGAAGTTTAGGAAGGAGTGCATTTATGGCTTGGGCATTTAACACGTTAATACAGCGAGGGCATGGCGTTCATATTTCTTATGTGAATAGCAAAGCCAGAAGCGTTGTCGGTTCTGTTGTTGGCGTTTTTGAAACAATACTTGTCATTGAGCGCGTTGCGCATGGACATGGGCATCGGCAAGTTATGGTTATACATGCCGATGAGGTAGGCAATGGCGCGGTTACGTTCCGCTGGACGCAATCAGATGGCAAACGAATGCAACACCCAAATAACCCTGTGGTGATGGAAGTCAGCGGTGGTGGTGGTCAACAAGGGCCACAGGGTATTCAAGGTGAACAGGGTCAACAAGGGTTACAGGGTATTCAAGGCGAAAAAGGGGACAGAGGCGAAACAGGACTGCAAGGCCCTTCTGGTGTAGTGATGTTGGAAGAAGGCGGCGAAGCACTGGCGTTTCGTTCTGACGGTTATTTGTTTCGGATTAATCGTCTTGTTAGTATGAATATTGCTTCTGGTGCAAGGGGAAATCTGTTACAAGGATTTTCTTTCCCCGCGAACATCGAACGAATGGCGAATACCACCGCTGATGAATGGGGCATTACGCCAAATGGCGCGCTGGTATTTAAAGCTATTGATGGTTATGTTGACCTTACAATTGATATTCGGTTATCTGGTACAATTTCGGGTGTTGGCCCAGGAAGCTTGGGAGAGTTTAGCATTGAATTAGTGCGCCCTGTCGCAGGGGTTGATACGATAGCGGCAGAACGCGGCGTTATTGGTATGGGGACACTAAATTCAAAAAGCATATGCTTTGAAAGTTATACCCACACAATCACAGACCCGTTTATTACAGACGGCGTTCGCGTGGTGCTTAACAATACAAGCGCGAGCGCGATTACAATAACAGGCATTACCGTAGTTATCAAAGGTACGAAACATTAAGGAATGGGGGTGAATATATGGCGGCAAAACACAAAATAGCGGCGGGAATATTCAAATTGATAAAAAGTGAATCAGACGCACGATACGACTACGAAACATTTTTAGCGGAATTTCCAGACCTTTCTTCTGCTGATATTGTGGCGATACAGGAAATTCAGCGCGACGAATTTAATCACGCACTAACCCTTATGGCGATGGCGCGAAAGTACGACGGAAACCTCGCACCAGCCCCAGATGGTGTGGTAAAAGCAATCGAAGCTATTTCCGCAGGGATAAACGATGGCGATAGCACTTAGAAAATCAGCAGGGCGCAGAAACGCGCCTATTATAATGCTCAAAAATAAACGAAAGGAGATGACAAATGGCAACCAAACTAAACGACTTAAAAATCACTAGCACAGACCTTGTAGATGCGGGAGCAAACCCCGACGCTAAAATCAGCCTATTCAAGCGCGGTGTGACTTTTGCTGCGGGGCTGTTCAAGAAATCTACGTCTGTTGCAAAGGAAGCCGAAACCTTCAATGATAAGGCGGATAGGGCAAAGAAGTATGAAATATGCGACCAAATTTGGGATTACTGCTATGCGTTCAAAGATAGTCTGTATTCCATTGTGCATGATGGCGATTTAGACGATGACGCACGTAGCGATATGATGTTTCAAAGCTTAGATGAGTTCGCCGAAGCCTTGCGAAACGCTATTCCCATATGGTCGGCACTTAAATGTCTAACCATTGGTGAAGCTGTAGTCAAATGCGAAATTCAAAAAGCGGCGTTTGAGAGTTTAATGTCTCAGTATTCGCCGATTACTCCCGTCGCGGAAACGGCTTCTGGGGAATCCCCTGCGTCACAAGTGGAAAAACACAAAAAGGAGGAATTTAACACCATGAACATTGACAAAAGCAAGTTGACACCCGAAGAATTAACCACACTCGAAGCCATAGAAAAAAAATATGGCGGCGAAGCAACGCCTATGGGTGATGTATCAAAAGGAACAGATACTCTCGTCGTTTCATCGGCAGGGGCTATACCCGAATTGCACCCAGAAGTTAAAAAAGCACTTGATGAAAACAAAGCAATGGCGGCGCAAATGGCGGAACTTCAAAAAAGTCTTGAAATTAAAGACCTTTCCATTGTTGCACAAAAGTATGAAATTATTGGCAAGAAAGCCGACGAATTAGCCCCTAAGCTTTACGAATTAAAGAAAGCGGGCGGCACAGCTTACGATGATTTTGTGGGTCTGCTTGACGAGCAAGTGACACTGGTTGAAAAAAGTGGATTGTATGGTGAAATAGGCACTGCACGAAGCAATACTGGAAGTGTTGCGGGTAGTGCATTTGACGCAGTAGTAGCCGAAGTTCGCAAAAATAATCCTAACATGAGCCAAGCGGCGGCAATAGCAAAAGCCTACGAAGAAAACCCCGAACTAGCAGAACAGTACGAAAACAACTACACAGGAGGTAATAACTAATGGCAGCAGGCGCACTCGAAAGACTTAATTCCAGCATTAACAATTCTTCAACTATAGTTGCTGTGGCTGGAGTAGATATTCTAGGCCCAGCACATAAAGCCGTTATGTATGACTCTAGCGGAAACGTGGTTATAGCTACCAGCGGCGATGTAGCGATAGGTACAGTCCTAAGCTCCAGCCTTGACCCTATTCGGGCAGGGCGTGAAGTTCATATCGCCATTAAAAATATCATTTTGATGGAAGCTGGAGACGAAATCGCCATAGGAGATAAAATAACCGTAAATGCTCAAGGGCAAGCCGAAACCGCAGATAGCGGTTCTTTTATTTTCGGGCGAGCGTTTGAAGCTGCTACAGCGGCAGGGCAAGTAATTCAAGTACAAATTAATCAAATGGGCTTCATGCCCTAATCTAAGGAGGACACACAATGAGTAATCCATTAACGCCCGAAGTTATTGCGTACAATATCGCAAAAGGTGTATTCAAACCGCATATTTATCTCACAAACCTTTCCCTTGCGTACTTCCAAGAAGCGGCGGGGTTTATATCACAACGATTATTCCCCATTGTTCCTGTAACATTAAGCACGGCGAAATTTTATGAGTTTGACAAAGGCGACCTTACCCGCATTGCGGCGGCAAGAAAACCCGCTTTTGGGCATGTTACACCCGCTGTATTCGGCAAGCGCGACCATTCATATGATTGCAAAGTTGACCAAGTAATCACAGGAATAGACGCAATCGCAAACCTAGATTTCCAACGCACCAACGCGCCTGGTAGTATCGACCCTCGCCGCGCAAAATCACGTTTCATTGCAGAACAAATGAATCTGCACTTGGACGATATGTGGTCTAAAAAATATTTCGTTCCCAGCGCGTGGAGTAATGTTTGGGAAGGCACAGACACAACCCCATCGGGCAATCAATTCTATTTCTTCGACAATGACAACAGCGACCCAATAAAGATATTCAATGCGCTGGCAACAACAATGCGGCAATTTGGACTAAGAAAACCAAACAAAATAGGTTGTGGCATAAACGTCTTCGGAGCGTTGCAATCCAACCCTGCAATCTTGGAGCGTATAAAATTCCAAGGAAGCGAAGCAAACCCAGCAGATGTTACCACGAATGTTTTGGCACAGCTTTTCAAAGTAAAAGAATTTGTGGTGTCCGAAGCAGTGGTAAACCGCGCAAAAATCGGTATGGACGACGATTTACAATTTGTCTGCGACCCGAACGCATTATTGCTATGTTACACAACGGACGCACCCGCAATTGACGAGCCAAGCGCGGGTTATACTTTCGCATGGGATATGTTGGGTAATGGGCAGTATATGGCTGTTCAACAATACCTTGGGCAACCTGCAACCCATTCTGAATTTATGGAGGGGCTTCTAGCAACAGACCATCAAGTTGCATCTCCAGACTTGGGTGTGTTTTTGCAGAACGCGGTAAGCCCAAGTTATCAGCCAGCGGCAGCGTAGGGGTGTGCTATGGAAATATATGTTGCAGTTCGCCCCGTGCGATTCGATAAAGATTACGCTATCGGAGATGCAATTCCCGCCGAGGTTATAGACCCAAAGCATGTTAAGCGATTAATCGAAAGTGGAAGGATTGCCCTCGCCAATGAATCGCGGGAGCAATCACCTGATAATGAAATGGCAAAGGTTTTGCTGGACGTAACAGGGGCATTAACATCACTCTTAGAACTTTTGGAAGAAGTTGCGGAAATAACCTACGAAGGTGAAATCCCCGATATTTTCGTTCGCGCCGAAACATGTATGATTCGTATGCATGAAGGCGTAAAATTTGAAATGAATCCCATTTCAAATGTAGATGACGAAGACCCGCCAAAGAATGACGAAGAACAGCCCACAGTTAATCACGAAAACGCAAATGATGCAGATGCTCATTCTAGTTCCGACTCTCCTAAAAATGACAATGAATCAAACGAAGGATTATCGCCAACGCTTACTGAAGAAGGGTATTGTTCAAAGTATGTCTCGTAAAGCTAATTGCTTGGATAACGCTGTCATGGAAAACTTTTTTGGGCTTCTCAAATCGGAACTTCTTTATTTGCAAAAATTTCATGATATTAATCATTTTATCAACGAACTTCATGATTATATTTATTATTACAATCACTTTCGCA